GTCGCCAACTGACTCTACAGTCAGAGATATAGCTTTGGCACGCGTAAAGCGGAGGATAGCTAGTCTTGAGGAGTCCTATCAGGCCCTAATCCCCATCGCGGAACTCCGCGAGGCTCGTGAGCTGTTCCACCAGTTGGTGGATTATACTCTCGATATGGTAAAGGCCGTAGCTGACTTAAAGAGAACTAAGGGTAAAAGTTTGTTCCGTTTCGTGCAAGACCGTTGGCTTATTTATTCATTCGGCGTTGCGCCGATGATTGCCGATCTTTCTGGTCTTGCGAACTCGATCTGGGCTTACCTCACAAAAGGTGATGTTCGGGACCGTGTTCAAGGAACACACGGTAAGGATTGGATGAGTAGTACTTCCGCTAATAGTATTAGCGGACTTCGTGTCGCCCCCATAAGGGTCGATGCGGAAGCCTACCATCAACTCTCTTACAGGTACGTGGCCGGATGGAGATTCAACCTTCGGTCATCAACCGACTATGGACTATTGGGCCATCTCGGCTTTAAAGTCCCGGCACTTATACCTGCGCTTTGGGAAACCACTGCGTACTCGTGGGTTGTAGATTACTTTACCACGATGGGGGACTGGCTTGAAGACACTTTTGTCGGATCAGCTGGCTCCTCTATGTATGTTGTCGAAGATCGGAAGTACCAGTACGTCTCAACTATGACCCAGCAGTATTACTTGAACGATCCATCCACGGACCGGTTTATACATCACCGGCCTGGACAAGTCGTCGTAAAGTACTGGGAATTTGAGCGTACGCCCATGGGTGCACTTCCTGCTCGCACCCTACGATGGAAAACCATCGACGAGATCGGAAACCACGCCCTTACCAAGCTCCTGAACCTGGCGTCTTTGACGTTTAGGGGAAAGAGATGGAAGGATATCTAATCTACGCTACTGGCATACTGCCAGGTTATGGAGATTTCGAATGGCCTTCGCTCCTACGTCCCCGGTAACGGGGGCTGCAATCACGGGCTTCACTTCACCGACGTATACGCTAACCGCGGATACGCCGCCCAACGCAAACAGCAAACAATACGCTGTCACTGTCGCGGGAGGGACGCAGACTGGTGTTGACGTGAATGCGGTTTCCAAACCGTTCACGGCTACCATGTTCCGTCCTGTGGTGCTGAAACCGTTGCCACAAGCAAACGTGTCTACTGGCGTTGTACCGAATATTCCCGTCAACACCTATAAGTTCAAGGTGCGTAAGGGGTCGGTGCCAGCCGCCAACCAGGTCCCGCAAGTCATGAATATGACTGCGGTGTTTGATATCCCTGCTGGCTGTGACGCGTACGAGCCGGAAGAACTGAACGCAGCTTTCAGTTGCTTCGCGGGTATCCTCTGGGGAAACTCAGACGAGATCGCGAAGACGCTGCGAACAGGCGTGCTGTAGAAGGCACGACCGGCGGAGGTATTTCCTCCTTGTGGAGTCCGTTTATTTCTTAAGGGGTACTACCCATGAGTAAGCGGCTTCTAGAGTTTTTCTCCTTGTTGGAGGACGACCTTGCGACGATACAACCTAGCGAGGGTTTTCAAGCCTTCGCGATCGCAAGACAGAGAGAGCGCGCGAAAAAGCGTGCTCGCTTGGGTGATAGCAGTCTCAAAGATGAGGCCATTAAGGCGTTTTGTAGCCTTAATGTTGAAGTTGGCGGCAGCGTTATTGATTTACCTGCTGACGTCGCTTCATCAGCCCGAGAGTTCATTAACATGGCTCTTGAGCGTTACTCATCGACTGCTTCTGAACTAAACATCCAAGTTACTCTTGATAGTGTTCATCTCCTTGATCTTTGGAGGTTTGGCCCTGGTGCTAGTTTCGACACCATTGGGACTCACGCGGCCGAGAAGATCGGTCAGCCGTGGAGCACTACGTCGTTAGCGGTCCCCGATATAAAACGGCTTAGACGAAACCATCCGTATTTGAGTGCTAGGGATAGCATTCAGGATGGGATTGTCGAAGTCCAGGGATCGCGGCTCAACACAGTTCCAAAAAACGAAGAAAAGGAACGTACCATTGCTATCGAACCGCTAGGTAACATGTGTCTACAACTAGCGGCTGGCGCCTATTTAGAGGGCGCTTTAAGATCGATAGGTCTGGACATTCGGGATCAACAGCCTAAGAATAAGTTGATGGCCCAGCGAGGCC